GACTATTCTGTCGGTTCTTGGAGTCTTGTAAACGAGCTTCACGCTCATCAAACATTGTTGCTACAGCATATCGTTGGCTAAACTCCTGAAAGGAGAAGCTACGATGACGCAGGATTTGACGGGCAATGTCTCGTGTGGTTTCAATTTCCATACAGACATTAACCATCTCAAACGGCGACCAATGCTTATTCTTTATCAAGTACTTTATAAGCTTTTTCGAGTCGGGATTCTCTTGATTCTCCGGATTCGACACGCGGGCCATGTACGCCACCAAGTCCTCGCCGTTCGGAGTTGCCCAAATAAGTTTTACTGCTGAGCTCATATTGTTCAATAACTTTCTCTAAATACCATCGCATCTTCTTCAGATCTTCAAGGCCATTCTTCTCCATGTAACGCATACCGTACTGCATCATCTGCACGTAATCGGATACAATCATGGGATTGATTCCCTGACCAAACTTACCCACAAGGGCTTTAATCACATCACGAACCTCAACTCCTGGCAATAGCATGTAATGTGAAGGACGCTCTACAGGATCTGGTTGCTCGAAGTCATGTTCTTTGTACGGGTCTACATCATGTTTTTTTGTTAACATCTTTATCTGTCCTTAAATCCACTACAACTTTAACTTTGTCTTGCCCCCACATAGGATCAAGCATATTGTAGATTGTAGTTTCAACATGTTTAGGCAAGGTTTCTAAAGCTTTCTTATGAGCTTCTTCAATGGCCTTGTTCATTTCCTTCTCAATGTGATCTTTAAAATGATTCACAATAAAATTAGGAAGTCCAGGGGACATTGACTGCATCAGGGATGCGGTATCAAACTTGATCTGCGCCATATTTTTTATGTAAGTATTTTAAGGAAACAGGCATAATATCAAACTCACCGTCATGAACATCATGCAGCATGAGAAAGCCTCGCCAATGGTTGTTCCCTTGGGGTCCCATATAATCTTCGCTGTGTTCGTAGCAACTACCAGCGATAATAGAAGTAAGAAGTCCCCCATCTGCTTTATAGCCTGTAGCTATTTGTAAACCTTGTTGATGGCCTTGTACACAAGACATGTGCTTTTTCGCCAAGCAAGCACTAGCGGTAGTGACAGGACGACCCATGAGCCCAGAAGTGAAATAATGACTATATGCCACACCATCAATAACAATGACATCAAGGAAAGGTATAACATCCCAGCCATAGCTTTCGTAGCCCAGATCAGAAATTGACAGAACACCTTCAAGTTTTGGATCATTTTCTACAGCCCGATTGATTCGGTTCTCATGGTTGCCTAAAGTCAATACCATCCGTGGGCGGTATTGCTTCTCCTTATTTTTCTTAGCGCGGAGATTGAACTCAGTAATAGGCTGAAGCAAAGCTCGCATAGCTGCATGGCTAGCTTCAATATCCCTAACGTATCGTTTGCCCTCAAAACTTTTCTTTCCTACGTCGTAACTGGATAGGCTAGGCATGTCAGCAAAGTCTCCTAGACAGATGAGTGTCTCGGGTTTCTTCTCTACAATGTACCTACCAATCTTGGTTAGATATTCAAAATCAATCCCTGGCTTAGCTTGTACATCAGGGAGTACTAGGTGTTTGGACATTTGCTAAAATGAATCCTAAGTTTGCTAGGGCATAGGCCATAAAAGCTATGGCCATACCCGTATTCTTATTTAAAAAATAATCGACAGCAACGCCTACATAGATGAAGCCTGTGATTGCAAGAAGCCAGTTACTCATTGCACATTAGTTGTTTCAGGCATAGCAATTTCAGAGTCTTCATGCTTTGTGGTGAAAGGAATGGCACCCAATTGAAGCAAGGTGTTCAAACCAATCTTCAACACAAAGTCAAGTTCGTTCTGTTCAAGTTCACCTTCAAATTTCACAGTGCCTTTCTCAGTCTCGAAGCTTTTGTTGATTAGCATATTTCTTAGCTACCTCTTTTTCTTTTTTTGTTTTTATTGAATGGCATTCTTTGCACAGCACTTGTAGATTTTTACTCTCACAAAACATTCTGTCAATGTATACGTCCCAAGATATAAATCCTTTCTTGGGGTCGATGACAGGCTTTATGTGATCTACTTGTACGTCTTTCTGAGTAAACTCTTCGTTACACTCAGCGCACTCATAATGCTGTGCAAGACGGCCAGTTTTTTTATTTATCTTTTTCTCAGTTTTGGCAGCATTAAGTGTTTCATACTTAGGAGGCCACTTGCGACTCCCTGCCCTGAGAGTGGATGTTACAAAGCTTCGGTAACGAGCTTCTGTCCACTTACCACCGTTACGCGTCATGTAACGTCCCTAAAATGTCTTGAACGTCTTCAAACTCTTTTAAAGCAGCTCGATAACGCTTAATCAAGTCCTCTGGGACCTGTACTGCAACTACATAAGGTGATTTACGGGTTGTAAACTGAAAAACAGGATACCATTCTACTGATTCAATGCCTGTCTTTACGATGGGAACTTCCATATCTCATCCTCGTTACGTCTAATCCAAAGACAAATACCGTTCATGAGTAGGCGCTCATCATCGCCGTAAAGATCACGGACAAACTCAAACATGTCAAGCTCATCGTCGTAACTACCCAACTCATCCATAATAGGCTCCAGTTTTTTAGGTACGGATTGTCTAGCTTTTCCGTCAAAACCGAAAATATTGTCAGTGCGGTCGCCCATGATAAGCTGATAATAGAAGTGCCGTATAGCAGGGATGTTAAACTGTTCACGTCTAATACCTTTCACAAAATCATAATGTTCACCAGGAATCATGAGCAAGTCCTTATCAATAGAACAAATGATTGTTTCTTTGTTCGCTATTTGATGGATGCCCATTGCATCGTCTGCTTCCTGTTCATCTTCTACAGACGCTTTCCAGTTAACTACTAAGTGCTCACGCACATCTTGCAACCACTTAGGTCTTGGAGTGTCCTTTCGGTTGGCTTTATACTCAGGATTGTACTGATAACGATAATTGTTACTACCAGTAAGAAATACAAGGTAGCTCTCACTTCCAGTCTCCTGTAGGATTCGATTAAGCAGGTCATCAGAACGCAAAAGGGCGACCTCTTTAGGATCGCCCTCTGATGCTGCTGCACAACGGTAAGCTACAATGTCCCCGTCGATTAAAGCAACGGTCATCGTCCTCGTCCTGCGGCCTTCCGCACGGCTGTTGGTTTGGTATTACCACCAGCACGACGCTTAATATCATAGGCGATTGCTACAGCCTGTTTAGGAGGCTTACCTGCGGCAATCTCTTTCTTCACATTTTCCTTAAACGCTGCTGCGCTTTTGGATTTCTTCAATGGCATTATATATACCTCGCTGAGTTTAAATAGTGGTGTAAGAACGTAGCAAACACATCGGTTTGCTTTTCGTCATGGTCATCCTCACCCATCATATATTTGATGGCATGTACAAGCTCATGACAGAAGGTCTGCTCCTTCAATTCTTTAGGGATATTCTGCTTAAGAAAAATGGTACGAATGTCCCGATTACATAGCCCTAAGACATTGTAATCAGGAATCTGTACAACCTTCCATTCAGCACCAGCTAGTTGAAAGGTCTTTGGAATTTTCATTAGACAACAGGAATGTCGTTTGGCATGTCCTCAATGGACTGGATGCTGTCAACAGTTGTTGTTACGGGAGCATTACCACCGCCCAAAACCCAATCAAAATAGCGAGTAGCGAGATTAATGATAGCGTCGGGATGAGGTGGAGTTTTACCGCCAGTAGACAGAGTACTGATAGCGTTAGTAAGGCTACTTTGACGAATAATGTAGACCTGTCGCTGGGCTCGCTCTTCAGGGGTCTCGTAAGTGCTACGAGGAGTTGCTTGAGGAGCTTTGCTAGCAGAAGGAGCTGCTGGCGCAGAGGATGCTTCACCTTTTGACATAGAAACCCAATCATTGTAACCTGCGGCATTCTTAACGACTTCAATAGTATAGCTCTCACCTGGAGAAGCTACAGCAAGAGTTTTAAACGATTCAGCGGTAGCACCGAACGACATAACTTTCTTACCTTCAACCTTACCTTGGAAGGTATTGTTCTTGTAAGCTACGTCAGCCACTTGATATGACTTGCCGTTCTTGGTTGGTTGTGTTTTAATGTCAACGGAGAGAAGTGTAATGTTCATATTTTCCTTAAAATATAGTGTCTATACTATTATTATACCATGTTTAGGTATGTGTTGTCAAGCAAATTTCTGCATATCTTTCATGTTAGGCCCAAACTTACTTTCGCAAGCCATAGGGACAGTCCAATTGTACCCGAAAAGATTATGAATACGCTCAGGTATGTCAGCAAAAACTGTGTCAAAAATGTCTTTGAGCTGATCCAGGTATCGGGTACGACAATCAACCACGATAGAATCATGGACAGTAGAGATAAAATCGCAAGGTATACCAGCATCGTTAATCCTTTTCTTTGCCATGATACGAGCTAACATCATTACATCAGCACCAGTACCTTGAACGGGGTAGTTTGTAAGAGTTGTCCAAGGAACTTTAAGTTCTCCTCGATTGTTTCGCTTGGGGGGACAAGACCAACTGCGTCCGAAGGGTCCGACAATTGTCTTACCTCCCATAACGGTATCTTTCCATCGTTGATGTGTAGCGTCAATATTGCTGTATTTTCTGTAGAACTTTTCATTCATTTCATCCCAGAAATCAGGGCTGGTAGAGACGTGCATAAAGTCGGGATCGTTGGCAAAAGACCAACCAGAACCACGATAAATAGTTCTGAATAGAAAAATCTTTGCAATGAGGCGACTAGGTAGTCCGAAAGCTTCTTGATTTTTTGCGTGTGTATCTTCTCCTCCTAATATCTCGTCAATACCTACCTGATCTTTTGCAAGTTCAAGCAACGTTCTCCATTCTAGTTGTGATGCGTCACATTGTATTAACATTACTTACGTAGTAGAGCAGCTACAGGTTGTTTAGGAAACCGAACAATTTGAGTTTTAATTTCGTCAAACAATTCAGGGAAGGATGATTGCAAATCCATCAACACACGAGAAGCACCGTAGTGCATGATGAGCGATGTGAAGTCAACCAATGTATCGTTGTAGTCTAGCAGTTCTGATTCAGTCATTATACCTACTAATGAAAATATCCTGCAACTCCGATGCAAAGTTTTGCAGATTAGGTTTAGAAGAACTCAGACGTCCTGTTTGAGCTGTTGTTTGGTTGAAGTTGCCGTGTAGGACACCTTCTTCCCAGTGCATCTCATTACGTAGCTTGACAAGGCCTTTGTAATAGGTTCCGTTGAGCTTCTCAAGTTTGGACAGCTCCAGGATCATGTTCACAATGTTCTTGTTACCACGTAGTTTACGTAGCGTACCCTCATCCACCGCATAGTTGCCTTCCTTAGCCATTTCAGATCCTTTGAGGGGCTGGTAAAGGCGAGGCAGCTTATGCTCGATGATTATGTTTTTGTATTTGGGTTGACCAGCTTTTGCTCCGGACTTAAAAAATCCAATATGTTCCTTACCATCTTCCTTAACTGTTCCACCATAAAGAAAGGCAGACAGATGGTCATTAGAACCAAAATTAATAGGAACGGTAGCATAGAT